GGTTGTCAACATCACAGCCCGAGGCGGGGAACTGTTCCGCCGCCAAGTCATCACAGCGATTGAAGAGGCTGGCGGTGGCGGTGGCCTGTCGGATGGCAACAAGGGCGATATCACCGTTTCCAGCTCTGGCGCGGCTTGGGGGGTTAACGCAGGATCAATAACCTACTCAATGTTAGAGGGCTATCTACAGGACGCCATTGACATTACGGATTTTTGCCTGCTCGACAGCCAAGTTGGCGACATGACCTATGAAAACCAAATTGACTGGACGGCCCTTGCCGGGACGCAGACGTTCACCGGAAAGAAAACCTTCACCGATTCAACTTTTGCTTCCGCGTTTCTGAACCTCACGCCGGGGATTGACCCCAATATCCCTGTTGATGGGGATATGTGGATGACATCCACGTCCTTTCGGGTGCGGATTAACGGGACGAACTACAGCGCCACGTGGCTCAACGGCGCGCAGACCTTCACGGGCAAGAAAACCTTCACGGCGTCCACGACATCATCCGCATTCATCAACATCGCCCACGGCGCAGCACCTACGTCTCCGGTTGACGGGGATATGTGGACGACGACGGCGGGGCTGTTTGTGCGGATCAACGGCGTGACGCTCCAGGTGGTGACAGCATAATGGACTATCCCGAGCTAATCGCCGAAGTCACAGAGCGCACAGGCGAGACAGTCGCCCCTCGTGCTTCGCTCTATGTCACGTTGGCGGAAAAGCAACTCGCCAAGCGCCTGCGTCTCTCCGAGCGGACGGATACCGTCACGACGGACAGTGACGGCACGGCGGACTTGCCGGATGACTTCGGTTATCTGCGGGATCTGGTCTATCAGGGCAACGTGATTGAAGCCGTGGACGTGACCCGCATTGGCGGCACATATACGACCGGATACGCAATCCAAGGCACTTCGCTTCTCACGAACTATGCCAACGCGGATTTGACCCTGCATTACTTCGCGGGCTTGCCATCAATCGTGGATTTCCTGACGAATTGGCTGCTGGAAGCCGAGCCGGAAATCTACATTTACGCCGTGATGCAACAAGTATTCATGGCGAAACTGCAAGTGGAAAAGGCGCAAGCCGCTGCTGCGGTGCTGGATGGGTTGATTGCCGACTATGTGCGGTCTGAAATCCTTCTGCGCCTCGGTCATTCCAGCTATCGCGTAGTGGGGCCGACTCCGTGACTGGGGGGATTATGCTCGGCAAACCGTTTGATACGGGGCTGAAAACGCAGCACGGGCGTAAACTTTGGCGCGCGCCGGATAATTCCGTTTACAGCGAAAGAAGCCAAACCTTTCAAGGGAGCGACGGGCTTTGGTATAACGTCCCATCAGTTGATCGGAACGGGGCGGACATCCCATCGAATATTCTAGAGGATTGGGTTCAGAAAGCAAAAAAGCCACTCCACGACCCGCTGACCCACGAAAACATTCAATCCTATATGTCCTTGAACAACGCAGAAGCAGACTCCGTCGCCCGCAGTCAAAACATGCAGGTTCCCGCATTCCCTAGCAGGGGAACCAGCCCGCAAATGCAGTCACTTCAAGACTTCTTTCTTTCGGCGCTGCTCGGGTGGGGTAGAAAATGACGATTGGAACCATTCTCCCCGGCATCCTTGCTGAGTGTGGCATTGATAACGTGACGCCGGTTGTCAACGACACCTCGTTTGAAATGCGGCAAATCCTGGCGCTGATGAACGCGGCGGGCGCGGATATCAACACGCGGGCGGAATGGACCGGAACCGTTGCGGAAACTTCTACAACAGACATCAGCTTTCCTCCTGTCGGCGTGCCTTACGTTGATCTGCCTGCGGACTTTCAGGAACTGGCCGAAACCGGGGCTGTGATGTTGGGCGGCTATGATTACAAGCCCGTGCGTCCCGTGGTTTCCCCGGAAATGTGGCAGTTGCTGGAGAAAATCCCGTCAACGCAGCCCTACTACCATCTGAAAAACGGGCGTATCTACTTCCTGCCCAGAATTGACACGAACGGCGTTACGATCCGCTACGTGTCGAAAAACTGGCTTGTCGGGAAAGCTCTCATCACGTCCAACGATGACGTGACGGTGTTTCCTGAGCGCCTGCTGACACGGGCGACCATCTGGCGGTGGAAGCGGCAGAAGGGCTTGGCCTATGACGACGTGCTGGCCGAGTTTGAGGCCGATCTGCAAACCGCCATTAATGCAGATAGAGGTTTAGCGTGAACGTTTATGTCGTGATGCGATTGGCTGACTATGATACCCGCCTTCATGGTGTGTATTCCTCGCAGGCCGAAGCGGAAAAAGCCAAAGCGGACTTGGGCGCAAACGCCATCTATCGGGTTGAGGTTGACGCTCCCGCCCGCGCGACCGAGTGGACCGAAGTCTGATGAAGCCGCTGTCAGGAGCCAGACAGCGCCCGCGCGACCGGGTGCAGACGGAAACGGACAAGACGCCAACGGCTAAGCCCGTGACGTTCCCGGCCCCCCGTGGTGGTTGGGTGGAGAACCAGAACGTCGCAAGCGGTATGCCCGAGACTGCGCGCATTCTGGAAAACATGTTCCCGACGCTGCAAGGGATCAAGGTTCGTAGTGGCTGCACGAAGCGGGCCACAGTCGGCGCTCGGTGCTATTCGCTGTTTGCGTATAAGACCGCAAGCATTGCCAAGCTGTTCGGGGCCACGTCCACAGCCGTCTATGATATCTCCGCGCTGAACCCCTCTACTGTGCCGTCTGCGGCCTTTTCTAGCCAAACTTCGGGCTACTACTCGACGGAACAGATGGGAACAGTAGGGGGCGAATACCTCTACGCGGTGAACGGCACCGACAAGGCCAGACTGTTTGATGGTAGCACGTGGACGCAGATTGACGGCGCGTCCACCCCCGCCATCACAGGAGCAACGACAAGCACATTCTCGCATGTCTGGAAGCATCGCAACCGTCTTTGGTTCGTTCAGAAGAACACAAGGGTCGCGTGGTATCTGCCGGTTGATAGTGTCGGCGGTGCGGCGGCTGACTTCTCCCTTGCGGGGATATTTCAAAAGGGCGGCTCGCTCTTGTTCGGGACTACGTGGTCACAAGACGCGGGCGATGGTTCGGATGACCGGCAAGTATTTGTGTCCACCGAAGGTGAAATCGCGGTTTATGCGGGCGGAAACCCTGCTTCGGCGACCGATTGGGGGCTTGTGGGGCTTTACAGCATTCCCAAGCCTCGCGGCCAGCGTTGCCACATCCGGGCCGGTGGTGATGTGCTGATCGGGACGGAACAGGGGGTTTTCTCCCTCTCGGCTATCGTGGCGAAAGACCCTGCGGCCCTGGATGCGTCGGCGGTATCGCTGTCAATCGAGCCATCTTGGCGATCCGAGGCCCGCAAATGGGACGGGCAACAGCCGTGGGAGATGCTCAAGTGGCCGCGCGAAAACATGCTGATGGTGAGCTTGCCGCATACCGGCAAGACGGTATTCCCGGCCAATCTCCAAAGCGGGAAGTGGACTAAATACATCGGTTGGGACGTGCAGACCATGACGCTGCACAACGATGTGCTCTATTTCGCCGACAAGTCGGGTTTCGTGTTTGAAGCGGAATCGGGCGGCACGGATAACGGCGCTTCGTATGTCGCCCGCGTGTCGTATTCGCCAACCAATCTTGGCGAGGGCGGGACGTTCAAAGTCGCAAGCGCCATGCAGGCGGCGTTTCTGTCCATCGGCACGGTCAACGCGCAACTGTCCGTCTCGCAGAATTACGACGTGAAGTTCCCGGCACTGCCGACTGTATCCAGTATCCCGCTCAGCGCCGGGGCATTGTGGGATGTAGGGACATGGGACGTAGCCCTATGGGATGATGACGGCCTCGGGGATTACATCGTGCGGCCCGTGTATCTGACCGGCTGGCGGTCAGTCGGCGCACAAGGGTTGGCATTGGCCCCACAGGTGCAAATGGTCATCAGCGGGGCAGGGCGTCCGAATATCGAACTGATCCAGGTTGATATGCTGCTAGAGGGCGGCGGGGCCGTTGTCTGAGACATCAGATTGGGTTGCGCGGCAACTCGGGTTTGATCGGGGTTTTGGGGAATGCACCGCGATAGGCTTTGGATCGCCGCTTGTCGCCGGGATTGTTTACCACAACTGGAATCCCGAGGCCGCGACGATTGAACTTTCGGCGGCGTCCACGTGCAGAAATTGGCTCACGAAAGAACGTCTCAGGGCAATCTATGGCTACCCATTCGATCAGTTGGGTTGCCAGATGGTTGTCTCCCGTCACTCCGAACACAACGCCCGCGTTCGCCGCATTTGGACGGCGCTCGGGGCCAATGAATACACGATCCCCCGTCTAAGGGGACGCCATGAGGCAGAAGTCATTGCGACCTTAACCGAGGAAGCATGGCGCGAGTTTGAAGGAAAGATGTAGTGGGAAAAAGTAAGGCCCCGAAGGCCCCCGACCCTAAAGCCACGTCTGCGGCCCAAACAGGGACCAGCGTTGCCACAGCTCTTGCCAATACATCGTTGCAGAACGTCAACCAAGTCGGCGCGGATGGTTCAACGCTGAACTATAACGTCACGGGCAACACGTCTTTCACCGACCCTTATACGAAACAGACCTATCAGCTTCCGCAATATACGGCGACGCAGAAGCTATCCGCCCCAGCCCAAGCCATTTTCGACACGCGGCAGGGGGCAGAACAGAACCTCGCCACATCGGCCGAGAATTTGTCGGGGAATGTGGCGAATACCTATTCACAAGCCTGGAACCCCGACACATCGGCGATTGAAAGCCGCCTTTACGATCTTGGATCACGTACGCTAGACACCACGTTTGGGCGGCAGATTAGCGACTTAGGAACAAATCTCAGCAACCAAGGGATTAAGCTAGGCTCGGCGGCGTATGACCGCGCCATGAGCGAAGTTCGCGCCAATCAGCAGAACGCCTATTCCGACCTTGCCTTGAAGGGCCGGGCGCAGGCTTACAACGAATTGCAGGGTATCCGCAACCAGCCATTGAACGAACTCACCGCGCTTATGAGCGGATCGCAGGTTGCCATGCCGAACTATAACGTCAACCAGCCGTCGCCGATCGCCACTACGGACAATGCGGGCTTGATCCAGAGCAAATACAACTCTGATCTCAACAACTGGCAGCAGCAGAACCAGCAAAGCCAGCAGTTGTGGGGCGGGCTTCTTGGCCTCGGCGCTGCGGGCATTACTGGCGGAATCGGGCCTGCATCTTGGTATGGCGGGGTTAAATAATGGCCCAATCGTTCATCTTCGGCGGGAACACTCCCGACACATACGAGAGCCTGCAAGCCAAGCGCCGCACGGCTGAACGGCTGTCTCTCGGGGCATTGCGCGCCCCACAGAACGTGGGCGAGGGGCTTTCGGCATTAGGGCAGGCCATCGCTTATCGTCGGCTGAGCAATCAGGCGAACATGGGCGAGAAGGCCGGACAAGACGCATACGCCGGAAAGAAAACATCGGTGTTCCAAACGCTGTTCGGCGGGGGCCAAAACGGCGCTGCAGAGGCCCCTCTGTCATATCCGGGGGCCGCTACGCAAAGCGCCACGATTCCCCCTGTAGACACCCCGTTTCACGGCCAGAACGGTGAGCTAAACTATCCCGGCTCGGCATCGGCTGGACGCGGGGCGGATTCCGGCATTTACGGCACGTATGGCAAGGATGACCGGCTTAAACTGCCGAAAAGCGACCCTCTCAGCATTGCGGCGCAGAATATCGGCCTGAACGAACGTGACCAACACGCAGCGGTGCAGGACTATCTTAAGACAGGCGGCGTCAATCTTGATCCTGCAACAACGGCATGGTGCGCGGCATTCGTGAACGCCACGCTTGCCAAAAGCGGACAGCAAGGCACCGGGTCCAACATGGCGCGATCCTTTCTCGATTGGGGGCAGGGGGTGGACCAGCCGCAACCCGGCGATATCGGGGTGTTGCCGCGTGGCGATGCAAACGGGCCTTATGGGCATGTCGGCTTTGTTAAGGGCCTCAACCCTGATGGCACCGTAGCTCTATTGGCGGGCAACCAAGGCGATGCGGTGAGCGTCCAGAACTACCCCGCCGACCAGTTCTTGGGGTTCCGGCGTGGCGGGCCGCAGGGCAACCCCGGCGACAATATCGCAGCAATCACGGACCTGATGAACGACCCCTATGCGCCCGAGGGCGACAAGATGGTGCTGGCGCAGTTGCTGCAACAGCAGTTCCAGGCCATGCAGCCGCAAGCCCCGAAAGAACCAATTGAGGTTGGCGGCGTGTTGCTCGATCCTAACACGTATCAGCCGATCTATGACAGCCGCACGAGTAAAGCGCTGGAACCGCAAACGCGCATCGTGACCGGGCAAGAAGCCGCCGCGCTTGGGCTTGACCCCGCCAAATCTTACAACGTGGCGCAAGGTCCGAACGGCATCGAAGCCAAGGCTATTGGCGACGGGGGCGTGAACATCACGCTTCCGGGCGGTGAGCCATCAGACGGCAAGTTGCGCGGCAAGTTGATGGAAAAAGAGGGCGAGGCTTGGGCGGGGTATCTCGACGCGGGCGCGGTTTCTTCCGGCACGGTTCAAGACATGCAGTTGCTGGATGAAATCGCAACTATGGCCCCGCAAGGTCCGATTGGCGGGCGTATCGCTGGCATGTTCCCCGGCATTAACTCTGCCGCAGATGCGTTTACGTCTGTGGTCAAACGTGTTGCCCCGACGCTTCGCGCCCCCAGCTCTGGTTCTACATCCGACATCGAATATGATGGCATGGTTAAATCACTTCCGCAGCTTGCCTCTATGCCAGAGGCTAACGCCGCCATTTCGGGGATGATGAAGGCCAAAGCTCAAGTAAACATTGATCGCGCTGCCGTTGTGTCCGCATATCAGAACGGCGAAAAAACAGCAGCCCAAGCCCGTGACGAATTGGCCGCTATCAACAAGCGGTCAATCATGACGCCGGAACTCAAGAAAATCCTGTCTGGACTCGCCCCCGGCGCACCTTCCAGCGAAGCCGAAAACGGCGGCTATACGATTGAGGAAGTGCAATAATGGCTACCTTTCTGATCACCGGCCCTGACGGCAAGAAATACCGCGTCACCGGCGATAACAAGGAGGGGGCGCTTGCCGCACTGAAAGCCAAGCTAGGTGATGGCCCGCGCCAAACCAATCTTGCGGAACAAGTCGGAAGCGGCACGTCGGAAGGTGTTGCGGGGTTTCTCGGCACACCTGTTGACCTGATGACGGGCCTGATAAATGGCCTTGCTCCACGCAACCCATATCAGGACGCGGGGACTACTCTTGAGGGCGGCGTCAAGTTGAAGGAAGTCGGCGCACAACCCGCCGTTTCTGCTCCTGTGGGCGGTTCCGATACATTTACCAAGATGCTTTCGCCGTTTATCTCCCAGACGCCGCCGCAAACCATGATGCAGAGGTATGGGCGGCGAGCGGGGCAAGAAATCGGTTATGGTGTGCCTGCCGCTGCGACACTGGGGATGGCCCCCGCCCTGCGTCCGGCTATGGCTGCGGCTCCCGGAACGTATATGGCAACAAGCATGGCAGGGGATATGGGTTCCGCAGTCGCGGGCCAAACATCCCAAGAGATAGCACCCGGCAACCAGACGGCTGATTTTATCTCGTCGCTACTCGGCGGCGGCGCGGCATCACTTGCCGCTGCATCCATGACGCCCGCGTATAACCCAACGCCGACGCGGCAAGACATTGCCACGCAGGCGAATGACGCTTGGGATAAGGTCCGGGCTGCGCCAGAAGCATTGACGCCGCAAGCAACGGATGACCTGCGCGCCAAGGTCCGCGCCGCCCTGCCAACTAGCCAGCTTGCGGAAACGGGTTATCCGCAAGCGTTCGAGATGTCGAAAAAGATGGACGTTCTTGACCGCCCGACAATCTGGGACGTTGAGGATTTGCGGCAAATAATCGGGGATAAGGTCGCTGGCGATCCGAAGGAATCCCGCGTTGGAATGGGGATGAAAAGCGCCATTTCGGACTATCTCGGGAGATTGACACCGAATGATGTCACCACACCGTCAACGGTTATGAATGCCGATCCTGGCGCGGCTATCGACAATCTGACCCGTGCGCGTGATTTGAGCGCGCGGGGGCATCGCGCCGACGCCATTCTCAACAAGGAAATGCGCGGAGAGCGGCGGGCGGCAACGAGCGGCACAGGCGGAAACGAAGTCAACGCGATCCGGCAAAACATCGGGGCGCTGCTGGACAAAGAGCGCGATCCGACGCTGCGCGGGCAACGTGCTGGATTCAAGCCTTCCGAGTTGGATCAGATGAAGGATATCGTTTTCGGCACAACCGCCACGAACGAGGGCCGCAGGTTCGGTAGGCTCGCGCCCACTTCGGGAGCGTTCCCTATGGCCGCAACTGGTATTGGCGGCTTTACCGGGTTAGCGGGAATTGCGGCGGGTGGGAGCCCCCTCCTTGCGGTTCCTGCTGCTGTCGGCGGTGTTGGCTTGCTCGCCAAGGGCGCGGCTGAAACCATAACGCAATCTCAGATCAAGAAGTTACTCGCCACTATCCTCAGCGGCGGGAACCTCACTCCGTCGCCCGCGCGCGAGGCAGCAAAGGCCGCAATTTTGCAGCAGCTGCTTTCATCTGCGGCGAACGGCCCACAGTAACAAGATAGCGCCCATCATCGGCAGAAAAACGACGAGAGCGGGCGGGTAAAAGACCCCCGCCACCGCCCCGCCGATCCAGACGAAACCCGCAAATAAATCCATCCGCCCAGTATGCGCCTCTCCCGGCGCTCTTTCAAGACATGAGGTAAGCCGTGCCAAGAGACGTTTCGGGCGTGTATGCCGCCCCCCCAGGCACCACAGCTACCACGCTCACCGCAATCAGTTCGTCGGCCTACAACGCGCTTGTTGTGGACCTCGTGACGGATGCCAACGCAGCGCGGCCAGTCTCGGCGGGCGGCACGGGTGCTTCCAGTGCCAGTGCTGCGCTGACGAACCTTGGCGGCACCACAACAGGAAAGGCGGTATTCACGGCGGCAGACGTTGCCGCGGCGCTCGTGGCGCTTGGTTTGACGGGTGCAGCACCGGCTGGTCAGATCGGCTATTTCGCGGGCCAGGCGCCCCCCGCAGGCTGGATCAAGGCCAACGGCTCCAACGTGTCCCGCACGACCTACGCGGCTTTGTTCGCGCAGATCGGCACAGCATACGGCCCAGGCGATGGTTCGACCACGTTCACGCTGCCCGATCTTCGCGGCGTGTTCCCGCGTGGTTGGGATGACGGAAGGGGCTTAGACCCTGCGCGCGGATTTGGCAACTATCAACCAGACGCGATGCTTAACCACACTCACACCGGCGTGACGGATGCGCAAGGCGAGCACAGTCACCAGCTTTCACTTATTGTCGGCGCGACCAGTGGTAACACCTCTGGTCTATTGGTTGGGAATAGCACAGCGAATGAAAACCCAACCAGCAGAGGTTCCGCGATTCTAGGCGGCGCACACGCGCACAACATCATCACAGGCAACCAGAACGTCGGGAATGGGCCTGAAACGCGGCCTAAAAACGTCGCGCTCCTCGTCTGCATCAAGGTGTGATGTGACCGATACGGATCTGATTGCATACCGTGTATCACAACTGGAGCGGCGCATTGTCGAGCAAGCATTAGAGCTTGCTGCAATCGAGGCGCGTAACGCCGCGCGGGATGCCGAGCGGAACAGAACAGAACGAAAACAACTTATTGCAGGAATCATGTTTTTGGGTGGTATTATCATGAGTTTGGGCGGCGTGATTTGGGCCTACCGGGGCGTTATTTTCAGAGGCAATTCAGGATGAACAGCTTTCTGCGCCAGATCCTTCTATGGATGATTACAACGGCAACACTTATGGCGCTTTGGCTGATTACGCCGTCAAGCCTATTCGTTCAGCCGATATCGCTTGGGCTAAAGGGAAACAAACTCACAATTATCCGGGAAACGCCGCTCGGCGATGTTACCGTGAACTGGATAGGCGAAATATACCTGATCGGGCGAGAGGGGTTTGAATGCGCCGGCCAAGGAACGTCAATCATTCAGACTGTGCCGGATGACCTCTACACCGGAACAATCGGGGCGTGGGCTAAGCCATGCCTGGAGGAAGGCCCGCCGTTTATCCTACGGTTCCAATACTCGGCGCAGTTGTTCGGCATCATCCCGCTAAGGCCGGTCCACTTCGCCACAACTGTTAACCCGCAGGCAACGCCATGAGCTTTATCCCAAATGCCGGAGTGGTGCTGAAAAAAGCGTGGTCTGCGTGGCTGCTGTATCTGATGATTTTCCTGAGTGCGCTTGAGGCTGGTTTGCCGTTCGTCATTGATGATTTCGACATTCCGCCCGGTAGCTCTGCGCTGCTGACCGCGCTTATCTCGTCGCTCGCGCTACTGGCCCGCGTAACCTATCAGCCGGAAGTTCACGTTGTGAACGATAAGCCCCCGGAAAGTTCCGAGTGAAACGCGGAAAGGCGTTAGATCAAGCTATGGCACGTAGCGCACAAAAGATTACCGGGGCGGCTGTTGCGGTTTCCATCGCGACGGTTGCGCTAATCCAGCCTTGGGAGGGGCTTTCGCTTAGATCATATCCGGATGTAATCGGCGTTTGGACGGCGTGCTGGGGGGAGACGAGGAACATCCGCGAAGGGCAGACATTCACGCGGGAACAATGCGATTCACAACTGAGCGCACGTGTAGCCGAGTTTGAATTGGCCATCCGCCCCTGTCTCCCACTGACACTCCCCGACAAGACCCGCGCCGCGTTCATTTCCCTAGCCTATAACATCGGATCTGGTGGGTTCTGCAAATCCAGTATCGCCAGACTTGCCAAAGCGGGAAACCTGCAAGCCGCGTGCGACCGTATCCTGCTTTATAACAAGGCCGGCGGCCGGGTGGTTCGGGGGCTGGTAAATCGCCGGAACGCCGAGCGCGACCTGTGCCTGGCCGGGTTGCGCGGTGCTTAATCCGTACCTCATGGCCGGGGCTTTAGCCGCAATCATGGCGGCGGGGATAACCGGCTACACGATGGGAAGCCGCGCCAACGAGGCCAAGCACGTTCGGAACATCGTCAAGCTTGCGGAGGAAATGAACCGCAAGGAAGTGGAACGCTTGGCGATGCAAGCCGTCATAGACGCGCAGGCCCAGGCACTAGAGGACGCATCATATGCGGCGGAGCCTGATGACCCTGTGCTGTCCCTTCCTGCTGCTAGGGTGCGCCGACTGAATGCGAGGTGATGCTGTGAAATACCTCGTGGCGCTTCTTTTCCTTAGCGGGTGTGCGGACTCGATGAGCGATAAATACCCGCCCATCCCTGCAAGTCTGCGGGTTCCATGTGCTGACCCGGTATTGCTTCCCGAGCGCAACCTGACACCGCAGGAAACGGAATTGTATTGGGGCCGTGACCGCTCGGCGCTGCGGAAATGCGGCAATGAGAAATCCGCGCTGGTTGATGCCGTGGCAGAGAAAGAAGCCTTGGCCTCGTCAATCACCATGAAACTCCGGGCATTAAGGAATTAACAATGAAAGCCCTCATCCTGGCGCTTCTCGCCACGCCCGCCGCTGAGCAATGCATCCCGCCCGATGCCGTTACTCAGCAACTCGCGGCCAAGTATGGCGAGGTTCCGCGCTTTGTCGGTCTGGATAAGAACGGCGGCATTGTCGTGATTTACCTGAACGACAGCAAGGAAACGTGGACGATTTTCGTTGTCTCGCCGCAGGGCTGTGCAACGGAAGTTTCCAGCGGTGAAGCGGGAGGGTTGGTTCCGGCTGCACCTGTGGGGGCACCGACTTGATTGGCCCTGACGATATCGCGGCATTTGAAGAACAGAACCGCGAAGCCTTGGCGCAGGCGAACGAATACGCCCGCCGCGTCGAGAAGGGATTGCCGCCTGACCGCTTTGTGACCGGCACGAAAAATGCCGCCCTTGTCGGCAGGGGAATCCGCGCGCAGCAGGCCATGATTGGGCTGTTCTGCGAATACATCGAGGCACTACAACGCCCGTCTTTCGATAGCACGGGCGTTTATGACCGACATGGTAACGAGCGAAACTGATGGGCTATACCGGCTTCACAGATGATGAACTGGAGGCCCGCATTGCAGTATATCGGGCAGCTAACCGAAACGTATCAGAGACAGCCCGCCAGCTTGAAAAGAGCCGTCACACCGTCCGCAATATGCTCATGCGCGCGGCAGAGCGTGGGATGCTGGAAGAATGGGAAATCAAAGACCCAACCGTTCCAACCCGTGACGCATACCTAGACGCCCGCACCCGCAAGATTGCCCTTTTCCAAAAGAAGCAGCGCAAGGGCGATTGGCGCAAGCCAGTTATGACGCAGCTTCCCGCGCGTCCGTTCCGGCTGAAAATCTTCGGCGATCCGCACTTGGATGCAGACGGCTGCAACTTTGAACTATTCGAGCGCCATTGGCTTGATATGGACGCCTCGAAGGGCGTTTACGGCATCTGCGTGGGAGACTGGTTTAACAACTGGTTGCGGGCCTTGGCGCATCTGTGGAAAGGCGAAGGCGATCCGTCCGACGCTTGGTTGTGCCTTGAATATCTGATGGAACAGCGCGGCGATGCCCTGATTGCGGCTTGTTCTGGAAATCATGATGACTGGACACACGGCCCCGCTGATCCGGTTGACCTGTTGATGAAGAAATACGGGGTGATCTACCGCACGGGTGCTGTGCGTGTTGCTTTGGGTTTCGGCGAGGATATGGGGCCAATCTTCATGGCAATCCGCCACAAGTGGCGCGGTCATTCCATGTATTCAGCCGCACACGGGATTTTGCGGGCTGGATTGTGGGGCTGGCGTGATCACCTGATGGTCGGCGGGCATATCCACCAGGATGAACCAAGGATGTTGTCATTCCCCGACGGGTTCCGCGCACACGTCTGCCAAGTCTCGGCGTTCAAGCAATACGACGACTTCAAGGACGTTCACGGGTTTCAGGGTCCGGTAATATCACCTTGTTGGGAGCTGGTGATTGATCCGCGCCGCGCTGATTCCGACCCCGAGAAAATCAAGATATTCTGGGACATGGATGCGGCCCAAGGCTATCTGGATTATCTTCGGTCTATATGACCCAAACTTGAGGACCATATGAGCGACCCAATCAATCGCCCGGATCACTACACATCATCGCCCGCGCGCTGCACATGCGGCAAGCCGATTGAGTGCATCCAGATCACTGAACACATGGGCTTCAATCTGGGCAATGCCTCTAAGTATATCTGGCGTTGCGACCTCAAGCGGAATGCCGTCGAGGATTTGCGGAAAGCCGTCTGGTATCTAGAGCGCGAGATTGCCCGCCGTGTATCGCGCCATGATACGCCCGCTCCAGTTGATTTGGACACCACCCACTAACTAACCATCCCCGCAACCAATCCCCCCGCCTGCGGGGTTTCTAGACATGGAGAATATCAATGGCCTTCCAATTCGGCACAACCGCGCGCAACGCGGCGCTCGACCAAATCTTTACCACTATTGGCACGACCCCGACCTTGAAAATCTGGTCTGGCACCATTCCGGCCAACTGTGCCGCTGCGGATTCCGCTGGCACGACCCTGGCAACGATTACCTGCCCTAACCCCTACATGGCGAGTGCATCGGGTGGCGTGAAAGCACTCACCGGCACGTGGCAAGACGCTGCTGCGGATGCTTCCGGCACGGCATCGCACTTCCGCATGTATCAGGGCGCGACCTGCCACATCCAAGGCACCATCACCGCGACGGGCGGCGGCGGCGATATGACGCTGGATAACATCACCATCGCCAGCGGCCAGCAAATCAACATCACCTCGTTCTCGATCACCGCTGGAGGTGCTTGATCATGGCTCGCCTCGCTAACCTCGTTCAGGTTACAACCGCAACGACCGGCACCGGCACCATTACCCTCGGTGCTGCGTCTTCCGGTTATCAGACCTTCGCGGCGGGCGGGGTTCTGAACGGTGAAACAGTCCCGTATCGGATTCAATCAGGTTCGGCGTGGGAACTCGGAACCGGAACCTATACCACGTCCGGCACCACGTTGACGCGGACCCTTCGATCATCGTCCACCGGATCGCTTCTGAACTTGTCTGGCACGTCCACGGTGTCTCTTGTTGCTGCCGCCGAGGATTTGGCACAGCAGCAATTCGCAACCGATTATTCCTCGGGTTCGGGCAACTACAC